TTTACAATACCCGGAGAATTCTATTTCATTGTAGAGTCTGTTGACGCACATTATGACGATGGTGAAATCGAAGGTGAAGATAATTACTTAGGGTTCATAGTGGTAACTCCTCGTCGATTTGGAGAACAATGTATAGAGTTTATTTGGATAAAGCAAGACTTCAGAAGAAAGGGTTATGCCACAGAAGCAATCAAACTTTTACAGATTGAAAAGTTAGATGTTCCTTGGTATGACTATGCTCCCACAGAAGAATCAAAAGAGTTTTGGAAAACTACTGGACTTAAGCCTATGCTCATAAAAAATGAGAAAGGTCATTTAGAATTTTGCGAAGAAGCGAAATTAAAAAACGATTACACTAATGAAATGAGAAGACAGGCTTTTTTGAAAATGATGGAGGGGGATAAATGAGACTATGCTCAAAAAGAGGCTGTTTCAATCTAGCCCATCGAGGATTTAGATACTGCTTAGCGTGCCTCCGTGGAAAAGAAGAGGAAGAGTGACCACTCAACTATCTTCTATTCTTTATTCTACGGACTAATGCTGGGATATCAGCGACTGGCTCCTTAACTCTATTCATGTATGTAGCAAAGCCCTTGGATTCAGGTAATTTGCCTTGCCCGCCATAGGATTGAGATTGTACCATATGCCCATATGGTCTATACTCTTCTTCATAGAGTTGAGGAAAGTCTTCTGGTGTGATATCACCAAAAGGTCTCACTTCTGGATTAAGAAGCCTACTTTGTGCATCATCTGATACGGGTAAAGTATTGAATCTATAAATAGGAGCAGGTAAATTCTCTTGCGCTTGCATTGATTTTAAAATGGCCCAAGCGTCATTAAATGCCCTGCCCATAACACTCCTAAGCGTTTAGATGAGATAAACTTATCTTCCTAACTTCTCAGCCATTTGTCTGAGATAACGGGACAAGCGACCATTGGCCTTCTTGGACAAGGGTTCAGCCTTGCGCTTACGAACACCCTTGAATCCAAGTTGGCCGTGGAACCTTATGTAGCCACAGAAGGAACACTCGTGTAATACCACAGGCTCACCTGTCAGGTATTTCCCTGAGATTGTCAAAGGTAGTGAGAGTCTGTTACAGTTCTCGCACTTATGCCTAAGCATCTCTACTAGTCTACCCACAACATCAACCCTTGAACAACAGATGCCAGTCAGTGCCATCATAGACGAACCTCGCATATTGGCCGTTGGTTATATCAACGACGGCTGCCGCTGCGTTGTTGGTCTTAGCAGTGAACTTAGTGTCAAAAGAACCAGCGGTAGATATGTTCCTGACTTCTATGATATGCCCAGATGGGAAATCACCACTAGGAGTAAGTGTAGCGTCTGCACTACCACCGTTTGGATTTACTAAGAAAACATTTTCTTGGTCAAAGGTAAACGATACATTGGCTGTTAAAATAGATATTCTGTTTGGACCAAGCACTACAGTTTCTGTAGAAGGAGTAGAGTGGACATTTCTAGGTATACCAGCGTAGATTACACCATGCTTTCCACTCGACCTATCTTCCCTATGACTATGCCAAATACCAGCAAAAGGACTGCCTCCAAAGTCTCCGTTTTCAGGTGACGCAAAGAAGCCGTCTAAATCAGCAGCAGAGTTTACAGCGTTTGCTGTAGTCACATCTCCTATTGCTCCATCGGTCATAGGGGTCAGATACAGTGGACTGTTCCTCAAGAATGCCCTTCTGTCAAAGATGGTAGCATTTGCGCTCAGTGAAGCGTTGATGTTAGCCGCACCACCAGTTACGGTGTATCTCAATACCGCTAGTACAGTTGAGTTGTGGTTCAAATCAGTGTTCGTTGTGATACTTGGGTCTGATAAGAAGCGGTTGGGAATCAAAGGTGTACCCGCAGAAGCGGTGACTGGAGTTCCCATCTCATACATGAGGTGGGCTTCTGGTGAACTTCTACCAACCAAATAAATGACAACGAATACTTCACCACTTGAACTAGGTACGCTAGGTAGGTCGCCAGAAAAGTTAGTACTGGTGCCTATGGTGAATGCCTCTGTGCTTGCTGGACCGTTAGCGAACTTGTACATGATTCCATCAAGTACACAATAACCACCGTTGATAGTAACTACGCCACCACTTGATACTGTAACGAAACCGGGTGTACCTGTTACGATACTGTTTCTCAAAGAGTCACCAGCAGCCCCGTCACCTAATCTGACGATACCGTTGCCATGCAACCCCTCGTAAAGATTGGTAAGACTAGGACTGGTAAGTCCGTCACCGTCTCTTAGTCCCTGTGAATTTGCACCGTAGCCTGTCGCACTTGTATGGCCTGCTTTTGGATTGGTCATTGTCCCACCTCGATTATTGCTGAGAATTTAATTTCATTGTTAGCAGTCTTTTCTATAGAATTGTAAGTGTATCTACAGAAGTCAGTTGTGTCTGTAGAGTCAGTTGGATTCTTATATCTAATAACCACTTCTCTCAAAGGTAGCGTGAAACTCACATCTAATGACAGTTTTGCTTCAACCGACAGCGTGTTATCGTCTATAACCTTGACATCGGGTGTAACGACCACTGCTGGCCTACCTATACCCCCATCCTGCTGGGTGGCGACTGTTCCGTCGAACCCAAACACTACTTCGTTTATTCTCGCTCTCAATGTATCTATCAAAAATCTGGCTCCTTCATTTAGTACGGGCACTATCATCCTCTCCTTGTCTTAGAATATTTAGTCTGAACAACGCCTATCTTGAGATAGTCGTTTCTGGATTCTGGTAAAGTGTCTGGCAGCAGGTACAGTTCTTCATTGTTTAACACTGGATGAACGCTTCTTGATTTGATAACAACTGTGGTCGCACCTATACTAGCAGCATGTATGTGACCAAGTTTGTTACCACTACTAGTATAGACTGCTTGGTTATCCGTAGTGAAAACACTGGTGGCATTTACTCCATCTACTGTAAAGGATGTCGTACCAATTGCATAACCACCTCCGTTGTTTATCAAAACACCTGTACTTTCTAGTCTACGACCTCCATGTATAGTGTCTCTGTTAGGCTGACCAAGATTAAATCCTACTCCTCTGTTAGAATCTACCCTTTCAGCGATTTGCCAACTGACCTTTATCTTCAAACCAAAAGATGTGCTGAATTCTTCGACGCTAAACTGTCTATTCCTGTCAAAGTTGTCATCTAGCGTACTACTGATGTCTACTTCTTGGAATTTCTGCAAAACATCCTCAAGTGTACCGTCAACCGAGTTGACATGAAGGTCTGACTTGCGATTTATTAAATCATAAGTGCCGCTTAGCACTATTTTCTTCTCACTGTCGTGTCTAGCCTGATAACTTACCAAATCACCGGGCTGAACGGCAGTTCCTGCCAAAACATCACTATATTTCTTAGAACCAGTGGCCTTTTTAGCCATTCTCAACATATTCTGACCTATTTTTCTGGCACTAGCCTTAGTTAGAGCAGTCGGAGCCGATATTCCACCCGGTACTTCGTTTACGGTGTCTACTTGAGTGCCAAAATCGTCTACTTGGACTACATTGTGGTCATTATTAGCCCTCGACTTACCTCTAACTACCACTCTGTTAGGTACAGCGTCATTATTGTTCTCAGATGCACCCCCAGACACTCTATTTTCATTTAAGAAGTGCTCTCTTTCTACCTGAGTCTGAGGTACATAGAGCAAATTGCCAAATCTGTCGCCTCTAGGCGAGTAATAATCGTGCTTAGACAGATATCTGAGAGCAGTAATCGAATCAACACCGTAAAAGTCCATAGCCAAGAAAGTTCCACTGGGTGTAGCGGCCTTTATTCCGTTGATTGAACTCTTAGAGGAGTTACCTACCTTGATTGCTAGGTCAGAAGTCCGTAGCCCTACTCCCACTTTCTGAGCAAAACGGATAGTTTTGTCAGTAAAGCCTAGGTCATGTAACTTTCTACCCTTCAAGTTCTCTATTCCGTACCTGTTACCCTTGTTTGATGTCTTGATTTCGGACATAACCAGTGCTTGGGTATGGTTCTCACTACCAACAGCCAGCGCAGGTAGCGTACTAGTAGTGGTCACTTTGTCACCATCATA